ACGCCAGATCCATATAACCCATCCAGGTCAAATTCTCCGGCGCCTTGTCGATGATCCTGAAACTCTTCTGATCAAAAAATCCACCACTCAACAATCTGGGAAGTTGCTGGTACAGCGAGGCAAACTCATAATCATCAATATTCGCAGCGATCTTATCCAGTATCTCCCTCGGATATTTCTGTGGCCATAAAGCTTCACCGGCTTTGCGATTCAGTGCATCGCCCATTTCCAATGTTGGCAGATACAAACCTTCCAGCAAATTTTTCCGGAACTCTTCCTCATTCGGCGCATATTCGTCCTCTTCCAGCGCAATCGCAGGCAAAAACAAAACGTCATACTGGTCTGCCAGTGGGTCATCGCTCGCCATTTTTTGTAATAAATGACCGATCACATCATCCGGATGCCACCTGGTGTGGATGATCACAATCGCCGAGCCATCTTCCAACCGCGTATACGCCGAGGAATTCCACCAGCTGATCACCCGCGCCCGGTGCTCTTCGCTCTCCGCCTCTTCCCGGTTTTTGAACGGGTCATCCAATATCAATAGATGCGCACCCTTACCGGTAATACCGCCACCCACACCCGCAGCTACAACACCACCACGGTGAGGATCAGCCAGGCTCCAGCTCGATGCGCTCCGGCTGTCATCCGATAGCGAAACACTGTCATCCACCGAAGACCTTGCGCCAAACACATTCTGATAGCGCTCAGACACCAGATAATTTCGTACCGCTCTGGAATTTTCCGTCGCCAGATCAGCNNTTATACCAGGGCAGCAAATACTCCGCAAACGGAATCAACTCCCGCCGCGCCAGTTCCCGCCGTGCCAGTTCTGCCTGTGCCTCATTCGCCTTCACTACCTTCGCCACTTAATCTCCTCTTCGCGTCCTTTTCTTCGTACCTTTCTTTTCTTCTTCGCGGTTCATCTTTTTTCTTTTCCTATGACCTATCAGCCATCAGCCATCAGCTGTATCTTCATCCCCGTCCCCCGTCTCCGGTCCTCCGTCTTTCCCCATCGACCCCGCCAACCGTATCAGCTCATCATCCGTCATCTCATCCAGCTCCTTCAACCTGGCATCCTTGATATTCAGATCCTGCCGTGGCACATAATCACCCAACATCTTCAATGCCAGTTCCCGGTCATTGTGATTTTTATAATCCGGGTTCGTCGCCGATTTAATCAACGCATCATAAATATCCGAGCGGTGCTCATACAGTGGGGCCGCCTGAAAAGCAGCAATCACCTCGTCAATCGCAGGGTTTCGTGCGCGCCACACATAAATCTGGCGGTCGCTTGTCAAACCCAAAACCTGTCTCGCCAGCTCATCCTGATTTTTCGGCCGGCGTGTTTTCTTTGGGCTGCCAGCCCAGGCAATATACGCAGCCACGCGCCACGGCCAACCCGCATCCCGTAATTGCATATAATCCTGCATCCAGGGAGCCTCATCCAGACTGCGCACTTCCAACGCATGGCGGGCAGCTTCGCTTCGTCTACGCGCTTCCTCCGGGCTGACCCAGCCTGCATCATTCTTATCCACTACCTCATCGGCAGGGATATTCAAACCCAACGCAAGCTGTTGGAAATGTTCAAAATCTGGTTTACTCGGTACCGGCATGTTTAACTCCTAAATAACGCACGCCGCCAGTCTCCACAGCCACCCACCTGTCCTGGTTCTCGCTGATCTTCGCCCAGGCATCCGTGCCGCCAATATCCACAATCGGAACCATATCATCACGCGCCAGATCTCCAACATCCGAGAATCGCGCCCCCGGACCCGAACGAATATTCAACTCCTTCGTCAACACCGTCCCGCTGATCCCCGTCATCGGTCCCCCGTCTCCTGGCTCTGAAGGGGTTTGCCCTGTCCCCTGTCCCCCGTCTCCCGTCATCTCAAACTCATGCACCGCTCTCCATCCCCCCGGCACATATAATTGACACGCCCGCATCTCCCAAAAATTGAATCCTGGCAACTTATAATTCTTCGCCGTCTGCATAAACTCAATCATCTGGTTTGCGGTCGCTGCCCAGCCATGTTCCTGGTAAGCTGCCCCGGTAGGGTAAATCGGACGCTTCACCGAAAGAGCTTTATATTCGTTCATACACCGTACCAGCTGCGCCCCTGCGTTCGTCGCCCCCGCCCAATAAACCTGTGGAGCTGCAAAATCGCAGAAAGACAGAAACGCATCAAACGGAAACTCTCTGTGCAACGTCGGAAAACGATAGGTCGATAACCCGATCGGCAAATCCGGGAAAGCATTCCGCAACCGCCGCATATACCGCTTTGCGACCTCGCCCATACCGGCCGCCTTGAATTCCAGCTCGGCGTTTACCACAAAACCATCCAGATCAAATTCCCTGATCCGGCGAATCGCCATATCCGCCTCAGAATCTGGATACCGGCCATAAATATACTGCCAGCCCCAGGCGGAGATCCCGCGCATCCGCAAGGCTGCCACCAACCCCGGCACTCGATCTTGTCCCCACGGATCAATGTTATAGCGCCCCGATCCATCCGCCACTTTGATCCAGGCATTCGTAATCCCGGCCGCTTCCAGTGTGTCCGCAATCAAATTCACATCGCCACCCATCGTATGCCGAATCATCCAGATAAACATACCCTTGCCACTCAGCATATCAACCTCCCACCAGCAACGTGATCAGATAGGTAGTCAGTAACGTAGTCAATACAGCTAAAATCCATTTCAAAATCCTATTTGTGTTTATCAATTCCGAAATTGTTTTCTTGATATCTTCAATTTCTTTGTCCAGATCCTTCAAAGCGCCATCATGTTCATCCAGTTTTCGCCAGGTTGCATCCACCCTGGACGTCAAAATCGGATTGCTATTTGCTTGTATTAATTCAACATCCCTTACACGCTTATCAAATCCAGACACAATTGATTTCAGCTCATCGAAGCCTTTTTCCATGCGCGTCCCCAATGAATTTATCTGCTCTTGTAGCCCTCTAAGTTCGCCATCAGCCATAATAAAATCACCCGGCATGAGATGGACCATCACCGGCACTCGGCTTTGACTTATTAAGTAGCGGCTTAATAATCAGATCATGTAAATATGCTGCCCCGATGCCAATTAATGTGGATGTTAAAATCATCCCAAATGTCGTAATCATATACGGATTATCAACACCCGTAATCCCGGAAAATAACTCCGACATCAAAAATACAAGATCCAATTGGTATAAAAACGTAGCCCAGGCACCCAGCCCAACCGTAAATACAGCAATGATTCCTTCCCGCAATTTCGGTTTCTCCAGCGCGGGAATCAACAACGGAAAGATCGCCGTCAGAATCCCCTCAACCTTCCCAAACACAAACTCCGCCGACGTCTGAATCACCAACGCCAGGAAAAACACCAGACCCAACATCACCCCCAACGTACCCCCAACAGCCACCAAAACTTCCAATATCAAACCCAAGTCCATCTCTCACTCCTTTCTGTTTCTTTTTTTCTTTCCCTTTGAGCTTTCAGCTTTGAGCTTTGAGCTTTGAGCTTTGAGCTGTCAGCTAGAATCAAAAGCGCCCAGCATTGGAATAAATCCAAACTGGGCGCTCATCTCCAGACACTTGCCAGAACTACATCTGGCTTGCCATCGCGCTGGTAGGGGCAATCGGCAATTGCCCGGTCACCCCCCACCAGCTATAAAATTTTCAAAAAAACCAATATTCAGCAACTGAATATAAATATTTTAACACATTCTGAATCCGTTAACAACCCCCAATAATAAGCCCTTTTAAGCGTTTCCTGCGCCAATCCACCCTAAATCACCAACGAAAAAAGCCAGAGTCCAAACCCTGGCTTTTTTCGTTCTCTCAAGTCATTTCTTAGTAAATATCAAACCCCTGCTTATTAATTCACCACCACTTCCAATTACCAGCCTTGTGGCCTCTGGAATAAGCTCCTTCACGAATAAATTATCAATATATTTGAAATCCTTTGTCCGGTAAGCCCATTCCGCCGCTGTCAGTAAATATACATAATCAGCCAGTTCCCTGCTGATGGCATCGTCCTTTAGCCTTGCCAGCAGGCTCTCCAAAACAGTCCAGGCAAGCCAGGATACAAAACGCGGATCATAATCATTCCGCTTCGCCAGTTCAACATCCAGTTCCCATTCCCCAAACTCCGGGTCTTTCTCAGTACGCTTATTCATTTTGTCAGCTCCTTACTACAAATCCGTGAACGCAAAACCCTATTGTGGACGTCAATTACAGGAGCTGACAACTCGGAGCAATCTGTTTCCACAATAGGGCTTTGACTACAAATTTATGCACTTGTAGTGCAATTGACTTTTAAACAAAAATTGCCCGTTGAGTGTCAGCTCACCTCCATTATAGCATCCAGCAACAAAAAGTCAATCCAGCGCATTCTCATTTTCTTCCACCAGCTCCGTCTCAATTCCCAAATTCAAAAACCAGGCCGCCATTCTTACCAGCCTTACTCCAACCCAAAATCGCAACTTAAAGACCCAGCTATACTTCACATGCACCCGCAACTTAATCACACTCCCATCCGGGATCTTATCCACCACACAAACCCAATCCTGAAATTCACTCGCCATCACTCCTCACTTTCCTGTTTTTCTGGTTTGAATACAAAATATTCTCCGCTAAACGATACAAGATCAAGCCCTTCTTCCTGTTTCATTTTTGTGAGCCATCCTTGCAACGCTAGAGGGCTTTCATATTGTTTATAAAAAACTTTGTAAAATAAAAAAGACCAATCATATCTACTCATCACTTCTCCAATTCGTTCATTCGTTATTTTTTTATTCGTTGACGGCCATTTCCGGAAACTCATCCCACACCATACCATCAAGCTCCCGGCCAGCCTTCTTTTTCCCAACCTTTTTTAGAATTTCAACATTGTAATTTCCATAAGCTACGTAATGGATATTGCCAATCCGCTTTTTTTCTGTTGAGGTGATTGTTTCGACCTTGCATAATTTTCCACGAAAATCCTCTTTATAAACAGATAGATCGTTATGATAATAAGGATCATTTTCGATACCCCACTCCCCCCACTGCTTAAAAAAGAACGGAATATTTCCCGCCAAACACTGATCCCGAATCCCTCTCACCCAATCCGGATGCATCGGACGCGCCTTCGGTCCGCTCTCCCCGCCAACAATCACCCAATCCAATTTGCCCCTGTCAACCAGGTAAGAATCTTTTCGCTTTGTAACCGATAACAAAACCTGTGGAATTTCATCCAGATAAACTGGACCCAATAACGGCTCACAACTCACAAACCGTATTGCAGCTGGTGTTTCTAACAAATCAGATATTCTTTCCTCTGCAGCTCGCTGATCCTCCACACTCACCCCCAGCCACACATTCGGCAGCGGCCATACCAGTTCCGGCATCATGTGAATCCGTCCCTCATAAAGCCATTCCAATGCACTTTCAACATACATCGTTCTCCTGGGATGATTGAAATAATTTTTCATAATCTTTGAACGTTTCGTTAGAATCATGAAAGTGTGTTGCGGGCAGGCAGCCGCCACCGCGAAAATCTCATCAATAAATGAGGAATTGTAATCATAAACAAAATCATGAAACAAATCACTCATCGAATTCACAAACACCCGCGCTGGTTTCCGCCAATGTAATGGATCCCTCAACCGCTCCGGATGGATCCTCACATCCGTGAATTTACGGTCCTTCCAAAACCGCCTGGCGATTCCCTCAGCATAACAATGCGCACACCCTGCGCTCACCTTCTCACAACCGGTTACCGGATTCCAACTCCGATCCGCCCACTCAATTGTTGTTTTTGTCATGATCAAATTCCTCATAATGCTTTTGAAAATTTTCAATTTTTTCGTAAAGTCCATCACACCATTCTTTCTCGTTTGCCCTGCCATCAAAATTCATACAGGCCGCCCAGGTAGATAATTCATAAGCCTCCTTCAAAAGTTCTCGTAATCGCTCGTTTTCGTCATTCAATTTTTTAACTCTGGATGGCATCGCATGTAAAGATTCTGGCCAGCCTAAAGCATCTTTCAATTTATCAGCCCATTGCGCAGCTTTATCACATAGGTAATGCGTCCTTTCTCTTTAAATCCCATATGAGACCCTTTACATGTTTGTGACCTATTGTGAATTAACAATTCTTTACCAACGATCTGTGATCTCGTTTTATGTTTTCTTAAATTCCACCAACCATACGGATCTAAAGTTGCCACATAACTTCTTCCACAAAATGGACATCTAATTTTTTTCTTTTTCATATTTCTCCTTTAGCCTTTCAACTTTTAACTTTCAACTTTCAACTTTCAAATTTTGACTTTTTCCCTCCTCCCCCATAACAAACTCCGCCAGCCTCATCACACTCAACTCCCCATACCGCCCAACCACCACACACGGATCCCCACCCGGAACCTGCAAAATCAACCCTGGTGGAAACGTACCCTCAAACACCCCACACTTCACCTCCTCCCAATTCAAAACCGTCCCAACCGGGAAATCCTCCAGATCCTCATACAACACCGACCCCCTCGGCGCATACCCCACCACATAACACCTCATCGTCATATCTCAATCATCCCAACGACTTGCAACGTCTAATAACTCATTAATCATGACCAATTCATCCTCTTCAGTTTTTCTCCAAATTTCAAAATCAATCAAATTCGTTATCGCTGTTTCAACCAATCCACCCAGGGTCATAGGTTCAATTGCATCCAATTCCCAGGATGATTTCCCGTACTTTTTCATATAAGTCTTAAATCGACTGTCTGATACCTTTGCTGGGTTTTCAGGTGGTTTCCATTGTTCTACTTGATTCCAGTTCAAAGCCAAACGATCAACCCTAATATAAGCAAGTCCTCCAGAATATAAATCCAATCGATCTTCAATATCTCTTGTCATATCAATTCCGGATGGGTCATGGTCGCCTAAATAAAATACAACAACCTCCAAATCATCAAATTTATATTTCTTTCTAAGTCGATTTCCTATTTCGTACATCATGGAAGAAGAGCTGTAACCTTTATTTGCTGTTAGCCTTACATCCCATTTTCTACAAACAGGTTCCAAAATTCCAGAAAGAGCATCCTTTTCAACCATTACCTCAACGTGATACATTTGATTTCTCCAGCGATCAACCCGAAATTGATTGGCTGCAGCATTCACAATTTCCCCTGGATTATTCCAATGAGCAGGGAAAATTGTTTCCCTGTTGCGGTCTTCGATCATGTCCCAATCGATATATCCTGCCTGGCGACCATCCGAGACTAATCGTCCAATGTTTTTGTAAGATCTTTCTGTATTCGGAATAATATCCCTGGAAACCAATTGATAATAAAGTTGTCTAAGAGTTAATCGATACCCGAGAGTTTTATATTCGTTCAAAATCTCATTTATTTGTTCCAACATCACAATCGATTCTGCTTTGAAATTTATCTCAACAAATTTTTCTTTCATTTCTCAATCCTCAAAACTCAATCCTCAAAACTCAATCCTACGACCCACGAGCCTTCAACACCATCTCCACCAACCGATCCATCGCCTCCTGCCCTGGTACCCACGTCCGCACCGATCCGCAAATCGAGCACCTCACATCAGCCACATACCCCTCCACCAAACCCATCACATCCACCTCCGCAGGCTCAGCATCCTGTGGATCAATCGCATTGCGATACAACAACAACTTGCGAATATTCGACCCATTCCGCGCCACCTGCCCCAACACATGCCCATTTCCACACCGCCATTCCTTATATTCGCTCATATTCCTTCCTTTCGCCTCTGAATTTACCAGCCCCAAACTCTCCTGTAAGGGTAAAGCATTTCATCTTTTCGAAATGCTTTACCCCCTCAATCCTCAATCCTCAATCCTGAATCCTATCAGCTATCAGCTATCAGCCATCACCTCAAAACCACAAACCTCTCCGGCAACCACCCCGCCTCCACCACATCCACCTCGCACAACACAAACCCATCCGTCCAGGCAATCACCCGCTCCGGGATCCCCTTCGCCGATCGCACCAGCAACATCCTCGGCAAATCACCCACATACCCCAAAAACGCTTCCACCGCCTCGTCCAACGTCTCGCGTATCCGCTTCGCAGAACCCAGGCACCACAACAGCGTGTCATACTTCTCACCCTCTGTCAGCTCTCCTGTGTGGGAGAAATATGGTTCCCTCACATACCACTTTAACTCAAGATAATGCATCCCCAGCTTCGCCTCCGCCCACGTCTTTTCCTGAATCTCACCCAGCTGGCGTGAATAAAACGGGATGTACCTTCGCCAGGCATCCACATCAATCTCACCCGAATGCATAATCCGCAACGTCCGCAACCCGCTCTTATCCACCACATTCTCCACCACATCCCCATCCGGTCTCTTCTTTTTCATCCTTCCTCCTCAATCTCAACCTGCTCCAAAAATCTTTCATACATTTCTCTCTCCTTTTGGATTATTTGATCCTTCACAGCCTGGGCTTCCGGATCCGATTTACCTTCAAAATAATCTGGCTTACTTTTTATCTCATCCTCAAGAAATTGATCAGCAAACAAAGGATATTTTTTCTCGACCCGATTTTTCAATCTCTTTCTTCGAATTGACTTCAATGTTTTTTCCGGTAATTGTTTCGATGGGCTCATCACAGCCGACCAATAAACCGAATAACCAGGCGTTTTATCAGCTTCAAATTCTGCAGGAATCTGGTTATAAAACGGATCACCATATTTCACGAATTTCTCAGCAATCACCCTCTTTTTTCCATTCGGTGGATCTTTATAAGGATTTGACCACTGCAAAGTCCACACACACCCAACCGGCTTAGCCATTCTCAAACCTCAATCCTGAATCCTGAATCCTCAAACCTCAAACCTCAATCCTCAACCCTGAATCCTTTCAACTGTCAACTGTCAACTGTCAACTCTCCGCTCTCCACATCATTTCCTTTGTTTGATTGCACAATCGGATTTCCCATTATTTCCAAATTAACCACCCCATCCGTAAAATCAGACTCGATCCAATAATTGAACTTCAAAATCGAAATCTTCAACCCATACTGATTCACATGCTTAATTCCATATTTTTTCAGCCATCGCTTTGCATCCTCTCTCACCACATAATCCGAGCTGAAAACATCCCGCACCGCCCGCAACATCACAGCCGCCATCAGCCGACGTATACCGGAAGAGCTATATTCCATCACTTCCACCGCTTTTCCCCTGAAAAAACGCTTCGAGTGAACTTCTCTGTTTTTACGAAGTTCACAAGTTCACCGCCATTACATGCGCAACGTCCAATATATATCTTCTTCTTTTTACGATTTTTCACTAAGTTCACAAGTTCACTACTTGTTAGATATAAATTAGAAAAAGTTAGTAAAAAGTTAGTAAAAATCATCATTTTATAGAACAAATTTGCGAATTTGTGAACTTGTGAACTTAGTGAACTTAGTTTTGGGGTTTGGAACGATATTAATATGTTATGTAATCTAGATAAAACACGACAAAACATATTTAATCCCCA